CTTGATCCCTGAGCCTATCCTCCGGGACACGCAGCGAGGCTACCGGCACTACAGCGTTGGCGAGGTTACCGTGATGGCTCGCGTGCTTTCGCTGCATGAGCAGTCGTTCAGCTACTATGCTCAAGGGCATACGCAGACGCGTGAGCAAATGATGCAGCAGATGTTTGGGTATCGGGAGCATTTTGTGTAGGAGGGATGTATGGAAGTGCGTAGACGGCGCGGTGAGGGTAAGCCGACTCTGCTTTCTTCAGAAGAAACCTTGGTGGTTACCTCCACCTATGGCGGCGAGGAACGCAACCGCACAGAGAAGCTGGAGGTTCGCAAGTTCCTAGCAGAACCGGCGTACGTTCGTGTAAATGTAGGGATGACGAAAAACATGGGTAACTACGAGTCTCTGCGACTCGACGTTTCCCTTAGCGTCCCCTGCTACACCGAGGAGATTGATCAAGTCTTTCACTCGGTTGCTGATCGGGTCTCGGTTTTGCTTGAAGAAGAAATGAAACAGTACGAGTGAGGAAACATGGCGACCAGACGTACACGGTCCGTGCCAGCAGGGGGGCGCGGAGGCGAAGAGTTTGACGACACACTCAAGGCCATAAGGACTAGGTTCGGAGAGAACACGATTCACACAGCGAGGGAGAAGAATCAGCCAGAGCGGATTAGTACTGGCGTCTTCATCCTAGACCTAGCCCTGCTTGGCGGCATTCCGCATAACAGGGTGACGATGATTGTCGGGGAGCGTCACGCAGGCAAGAGCCTGCTTGCCGACAAGATCATCGCTAACGCGCAGGCGCAGTACCCTGACATGAAGGCTGTCAAGATCGATGTCGAGGGTACCCACGATACGGTCTGGTCTTCGAAGCTAGGGGTCGATCCGGACCGCCTGTACGTTTTCAATCCAGAGACCGGGGAGGCGGCTGTAGATGCTGCCGATGCCTTCGTCCGCACCAAGGAAGTGTCTCTCATCGTCATCGACTCCATCGCGGCGCTCACTCCCATGAAGGAGATTGACTCCTCAGCCGAGGATGCCTTCATGGGCCTGCAAGCTAGATTGGTGGGCAGCTTGGTCCGCAAGGTAACGTCCGGGCTGATTGCCGAACGGAACAGGGGACACTTCGTTACCGTCCTTCTGATCAACCAGTTCCGGTCCAAGGTAGGGGTTGTGTACGGCGACCCTCGTTCTATTCCGGGCGGCAAGGCGCTGGAGTTCTCTACCTCTGTTCAACTCATCATCAAGAACAAAGAGCAGATGGGGAAGGACGAGTACGACGTAGAGACTGTTGCCGAAAACGAGCATGCTTTCGAAATCAAGAAGAACAAGATGAACACCGGCCCTCGTACTGGGGAGTTCCGGGTTCGGCGTGTGCCGGATGACAGTCTCGGTTTGAAGGAAGGCGACGTTGACGACGCCACTACCCTTCTGGCTTACGCGAAGAAGTTCGGTGCGTATACCGGGGGAGGGTCGAGTTGGACCCTAGACTTCTGGGACGAGGAACACACGTTTCGTGGTATGAATGATGCGGCGTTACACCTGTACCAGAATCGGGAACTCTACTGGAAGCTTCGCAACTTCCTCATCAGCGAGCAGGCAAAGCACCTGAAGATGCCGGATGAGTTTATAGAAAGGTTCTACCCGGATTGATGAAATCGATTTCAAACAAATCATGAGTAGAGAATCTTTCTTACGAAGAACGTTCGGCCAACCGGGGCGTACGCCTTCGCACGACCGCAGCAAGAAGCAGGAGCGTGAGCTAGCCAAACGCGTCGGGGGCGAAGTCACTATCGCTTCCGGCGCTTTCTCCGTGAAGGGAGATGTTCGCAAGAAGCGGATCGTACGTATCGAAGCCAAGACGACGAAGCACAAGAGCTTCAGCGTCACTACTGAGATGATAGACAAGATCGAAGAGGCGGCGCTGGCTTGCGACGAACTGCCGATAATTGTGGTAGAGTTGGCAAACGACGACAAACGTACAGCGAAGCAAGTTGCGGTTGTTCCTCTGTACGTTCTGGACACTTTAGGCTACTCGGTATGACGGTGCGTAGGGACATCATCAAGCGAGTCTTGGATAAGCGACTCGTTGGCGGATCGTCTGGCGCAGTGCGTCGGCGGCGCGGGCAGGACGTTCCCGCACCCGAAGTTGTCGAGGTTCCTTGGGAACCGGACACTACGCCTGTGATCGACATGCTCAAGGCGACTAAGCCCGCTACGCAGGAGTTTCGTAGCACCGGCAACGTCCACGTTTCTGACATCATCAACAAGTGCGTTCGCAAGATCGCACTCATGCACAAGCTAAAGCTGCGGCACCCGCAGGAGTCCATCATGGACGGGCAGGGGATTACCTTTGCCATCGGGGACGCGGTGCATGATTTCGTAAAGCGTCGATTCATTCAAGGCCACCCCGATAAGGTCTACGCGCGGTGGTCATGCCTTTGCGGTAAGGAAGGGTTTGAGGGTTTGTTCAAGAGCAGACCCAGACAGAAGTGTCCAGAGTGCAACAGCACGCTCGACAAGCACAATGAGGTACGCTTCACCGATGCTGCGACCAAGCTCACAGGGTCGCCAGACTTGTTGCTCTGGATGGATGCGCTAGGCGCGTACTACATTGTCGAAATCAAGTCGATAGCGGCCGAATCGTGGAAGGAGCTAGCTCGCGCGGAGCCGAACCATAAGGTACAGGTGTCGCTCTATTGGTGGCTTCTCCGTCGTGCTGGTATTCCTGTCGTCAACCGGACCAGCATCCTGTACGCGAACAAGGAGTACAGCTTCAAGTTCCCGTACAAGGAGTTCGTCATAGACCCGCAGACTGTCGATCTGTCTCCGTACATGGAAGACCTTGATCGTCTGGCGGAAGCAATGAAGGGCGGGGAGCTTCCGCCACGCGTAATGTGCGGGACGCAGGAAGCACCGGAAGCCAAGCGATGCCCCGTTCGCGTAACCTGCTTTGGATGCTCATGAGTGCTTCTGTTCTTGGTATCGACCCAAGCCTAACGTCGTTAGGGTTCGCCTACTACACCAAGGAGGGCCTGCCTATCGTTGGTACTGTCAAGCCGAAAAAAGTGAAGGGTCTCGCTCGGTTACTCTACTTGCGCACTCAGGTACAGGCGGTTCTGGATGTTGCTAAACCGCAACTGATTGCCTACGAAGGCTACGCCATGGGGCGGTTTGCGGGCAGGGCGTTCGACTTGGGGGAGCTAGGTGGGGTCTTGAAGTTGTTCTTCTTTGAGCGTAAAATCCCCTTACTACTCGTTCCTCCTTCATCTTTGAAATTGTTTGCAACCGGCATCGGTAACGCGGACAAGCAGCGCGTCATGGCTGTGATGTCCAAGCACCGGGGTCGGGCGTTCTCTTCGGACGATGAGGCGGACGCGTATGCGCTGTTGCAGGTTGGTATTGCGTTTCGTGACGGTAGACAAAGGCCGCGCGATCCGCGACACTTCAAATGCACCGCGCTACGAGGTTGCGAGTTAGTACAAGCGGTGTAGGTTGAAATCAATTTCATCCGTCCGCTACAATCGAGTCATCCCGAAAGGGTTTTTCAACTAGAAATGGAAAGGTGAACCATGAAGATCAAGGTTGGTGACAAGATCGTTTTCAAGGGCTACTCGGAACCCCCGGAAGAAGGTCAAACGCTGTTGGAGGAGGGCGAGGAGTACACGGTCCACGAAGTCAACTCCGACAACAACTCCGTCATGGTGCGGATTGACAACCCGGACTTCAACCCGAAGAAGAAAGTCTCCGATACCAATCCGGAGACGATGGAGCTTGAAGTCTTCGAAGAAGAGTTCACTCTTCCTGCCGCCAAGGGCAAGCCCGCCGCTAAGGCAACTCCCGCGAAAGGCCGCAAGCCGGTAGCGGAAGTGGAGGAGGATGAGGCTGAGGCGGACGAGGAAGAGGCTCCCGCGCCGAAGAAGGCGGCTAAGGCTGCGCCGAAGAAAACCGCAGCTAAGGCGGCGAAGAAGGTCGCTGCGAAGCCCGCCAAGAAAGCGAAGGCAGAGACCGAGGAAGCGGAAGCTGAGTCGGCCGACCCCTACGCCGACCTGTCCGAAGACGACGAAGACCAAGAGATTGTCGAACTGGTCAACGCGTCGGACGACGTTCTGGCGCTCGCCAAGGAAGTCTCGGAAGAGGCGTCGGCAATCGAATACAAACTGGGCGGCGTCCTGTTTCACGTTCGCAAGTCCGGGGCGTACACCGAACTCGACAAGCGGTACAGCGAAAAGGGCGGCTTTGGCCTGTACGTCCTTGAGCAACTGAACGTCGAGTACCGCAAGGCGATGTACCTGATCGACATCTACTACAAGTGGAACAAGTTCGGTCTGGACGCGGAAAAGGTTGCGCAGATCGGTTGGGCGAAAGCCGCCAAGATCGCCGCCGTTATGACGGAAGACACGGCAGCGGAGCTTCTGGAACTGGCCGAGAACAACACGGTTGCCGATCTGGTCGAGAACATCAAGACTTCGTACAAGGAAGTCGGCGGCACGAAGGGTGAGAAGAAAGTCCTCAAGACCTTCAAGTTCCGTCTGTTCGAAGACCAAGCGGCGGCGGTCGAGGAAGTCCTGCAAGCGGTCGCTTCCGCGATGGAGTTCAAGAACCTTGACCAAGCTTTTGAACACATCGTCATGGAGTGGGCGGCGGAACACCCGATTGCTCCGGAGAAACCGGCCAAGACGAAGGCTAAGGCTGCTCCTACCAAGGATAAAGCCCGCGCCGCCGCCTAACCGGCAGGAAGTAGTTTGAGGTAGGGATGGGGGCGCACTGTCGCCCCCATTCTCCATTTTGGAGGAAGCATGACCGTTCAGCGTAGATCGCGGGCGCGAGGCAAGGCACCGGCACCAACCAACGTGCGGATCAATCTAGCGTACGTGGACGTTAACTCTCTGGTACCGTACGACTACAACCCTAGAGACAACGCGGCGGCGATAGATTCCGTAGCTGCGTCGATTTCCAATTTCGGTTTTCTCATTCCTGTCGTTGTCGATTCCGACAACGTTCTCGTTGCCGGTCATACTCGCGTCGAAGCCGCCAAGAAGCTTGGCATGGCTGAGGTACCGGCGATTCGCGCGGACCATCTCAGCGAAGAGCAGATTGCCGCTTTTCGTCTCATCGATAACAAGGTTGCTGAGCTTGCCAAGTGGGACTTCGACTTGCTGTCCGGGGAGATAGCCAAGCTCAAGGACTCCGGTCTTACCCTTACCGACTTCGGTTGGACGCGGGAGGAACTGGATTGCTTGGGCCAGATGGTCGCGGACGATTGCCTCTCTACGGAAGGGCTAGTCACGCTAGAGGCGCAGGAACGGCTGCGTAGGACTGAGCGCCGCGCCCCGGCGACCGCTAGGTTTGTCCTTGGCGAACTCGTCTTTTTCATCTCTGCGACCGACTACCGCACTTGGGTAGACGGTATTCGCACCTTGCATGACTACAACGAGACAGAGATTGTTGAAGACCTGAAGCGGCGGTTGGGGATTACGGAGACGTAGAAGATGCCGAATCTAATTGGTGGAATGACTACTGCGGAGCGCTTGGCGTACTTAGCGGAGTTGCGCGAACCGCCACGCGCACGCAGGGATGATCCGGAGACTTCGCAAGCTGGTAGGGAGGGTCCGGACGATCTAGCAAGACTGCAACGGGATATCTTGTACGTACTACACCAGCGGCCGAATGCAGGACTAACGACAGGTGAGCTTGCTTTGGCGTTGCAGACCCCGCGTGACTCTATTTCGCCTCGCATGAGGACTTTAGAGGCACGTGGCTTGATCGTTGCTACAACGATGAAGCGTACGCTCCCCGGAGGTCGGCCGCAGATCGTATGGCTGTGTAGCCGCGCCGAGGAAGGTTCGTAGATGGAGTTACATCCGTGTCCGTATTGCGGAAGTCGTGATGTTGAGCTACGGCCGGTTGCCGAGATACGAAGGGAAGTCCAGTACGATAAGGCGGGTAGACCGAGAAAGTTTGCGTACTCCTGCCACCGCGTATGTTGCAACCACTGCGGGACTCTTGGGCCACAGACTTCTGAACACACCCACGTTCGTAGGTCGTTAGCCGATAGCGACATCCAGACAGACCGGCGAAACGCTCTCAATCTCTGGAACACTAGGCATAGCGGGTAAGCGATGAAATCGATTTCAAAGGTATCAGCGATCCCCACTGATCGATTGCACCCCGACGAGACTAACCCGCGCAAGCCAGACCAAGCGCGGATGGCGCTGTTGCAATTGAGCATCACGAAGCTTGGCTTCATCATGCCGGTCTACGCCACGAAAGACGGGATGCTGCTTTCCGGCCACCAGCGGTTGACCGTCGCTAAAGCTTTGGGGATCAAGAAAGTCCCCACGGTCATAGTCGAACTGAAAGAGTCGGACATCAAGGGCATCAACATCGTCTTCAACCGCGCGACGAACGACTTCAGCGCGTTCGATACCGGTCTGAAAGCTTCTGAAAGGCTCCACTACGCCGATGTGCTAGAGGCAGCGGAGGAGCTACCGGACTTTGAAGGCGAAGACTGGTACGCCCTGCACGCGGCTGAAAAGCCCATCAAAGGTTTGGGCGCAGGCGAGGCAGGCAAGTACGACAAGAAAGCCGCCGTAATGGCTGAGAACATGCTGCGGCTAGGGATTCACATCCCTATCGTTGTTTCGGAGTCGGGGCGGGTCATCAACGGCATCCATCGTCTGTTCAACGCCAAGGAGAACGGAGTCACGACATGGCCGGTAATCACCATACCGGATGACATGGCGGATGTTGCTTTGACCTTCCTCAACTACCTGTCGATGGACTTCCACGTTGACGAGGAGTTTGCTGATGTTCTCAGATTTTCTGCGTACCGTCGGCCGCAAAATAACCGGGGCGCTGTACCAAAGGCTTATCGATTCTGGGCTAA